AACAAGTCTCCAATATAGCAAGTGGCTCGTAGCAACGAGGACAAACCTCGACACTATCAACATCAATCATAGCTATGTTATCGTATTTTCTATGCCAATCGTTATAACTGCCATTGGAAAACGCATAAGTCCAACGTGCCATTATCTTCTAAAGATACTCCAAGCTACAGCAACTAATAAAGATGATAGCAACACCTGTAATTCTATTGGTGCGCCAAAAAATATATCAATCATTTTTTCCCTTTCTTTTTAATCATTAGTATTTCGTTTTCTTTCTCTTCTAATTTTTTTTCAAGTGCAAGTATAATATCAGATTGTTTTTTGATATACTTCTTAGCTCGTTTCAATTCAAACTTACAATCAACCTCATCAAACATACCCTCGTATGTCATTTTAAAACCTCAATCTTTTTCACAACCGATCTTGGATATACTGTGGTGTTACCAACTGTAAGTGAACCATCATCATCAAAACTATGTGAAGCAAAGATGATAACTTTCTTTGGGTCCTTGTGTAACAAGTAGCCTGTGTCCTCGCACCAACTGTACGTTTGCTCTTTAGCTTTCTCAAGTGTAGTCCACTCGGAGTTACTGACAATATCTTGCCAAATAATTTTAACTCTTTTGTATTTAAACTTTTTCGTACCAAGCACTGTACAGATCCTCTAGTGTTACTTCATTGTTAGTTACTTCTAAAATTTTCTTTACCATTTCTGGATCCGGAAATCTTTTTACTTTAGCAGTTAAACACCACCTTTGAACTGACGTGCCGGGATTTTGTACACCTTTAATGCCAAGCTCAAGTCCAAAATTATAGTAGGATAACCCTTTCTTTTTACGATATTCTTCGAGTGTCATAAGTCCTTTCTTTATCTGATATGTATCTATATATATTATATTATTTTCTTTACAACAAAAAAAATATGTGTATAGATAGTGGAAAAACTAAAGGAACTTATGAAACTTAGAGAAAAAACAAAAGAACAATTAATAGAAGAAGCATTTTCAATATTCAATGGTGGTGATGGTTTAGATCATTGGTCTTACACTTCAACTTCTACACCTTTTGCAAAGAATATAATTCAATATACTTTCCCGGAAAAAATTAGAAGGTCTTGGTCATGGAGATACAAACCTAACTTTGGAAATCTTGTAAACAATACAGTGCAAAGATTAATTGCAGATGTTTTATATAAATCAAAAACTTCTGTAGTTGCAGAATGGGACCGGGATTATAATGTAAGTTTCAACAAAGAGCTAGAAGAAATAAATAAAAAAGATCCGGTAGATAAAAAGGATGAGTATGCAAGAAAAGAAATGGTAAGTTATGCACACGATTGTATAGGGATTACAAAAAAAGTAGTGAAAGATTTAGTAGGAACTGATAAATTAGTTTGCGAAAAATATGTTGATCACAAAGAATTTACCATGATCAAACCGATTACCGGTAGAGTAGATTATCTTACAGAAAAATTATTTATAGAATTAAAAACAAAACCACCGAATGTTACAAAGGTTAAGAACAAGGATGAGTGGTACATGAGTACACAAAAGCTACCCACTGAACCTGCAATGGATAACCTAACACAGACTTCATTTTATTATATGACTACCAAGAAGGTACCATATTTAATTTATGTAAATGACAAAGATCATATCATCTTTGATCAATCGCATGAGTTAATGAAGAAAGAACATCTGGAGCACTTATACTTTAAGATGATTGAAAAAATTATACTTTGGGAACGTATGATTATGTTTTGCAAAGGCAATCTGTCTGAACTTGCATTGATGTGTGAGCCACCAGATATGAATCATTTTTTTTATTATAAGGATTTGGCACCAGAACAATTACAATTAATAACTAAACTATGGGGAATAAAAGCATGAGTAAAATAATACTGTGTATATCTGCAATATTTTTGTTGGTAGGATGTGCAAACAAACAAGTTCTTGTTGGCAAAAAATGTTTTGTAGATCAAGATGAAAATGTAGTTACAACAACTAAATCTTATATTTGGATTGTAGACAAAAATAAAACATGGAAAAAACAATTAACAAAAGAAAACTGCGAGGAATAAAAAAACATGACAAAGAAAAATATATATCAAAAGTTACATGCTGCTTGTTTGAGCGCAAAAAGTGTAGTCAAAGGTCAAAAGAAAAATGGGATGCATTTCAACCCATTACTACATGATGATGTTCAAGCAACTGCAACACAAGCATTGTTAGATAATGACTTATATGTAACGTGTAATTATCTCACAGAGATAGTACCAAATATAAAACAAGTAATGGTCGTATGCACTATGAAAGTTTATGATGTTGATGATCCAACACAACATATACTTGTTGATGGTTGCTCTGCATTTGGAAACCTTGATAAGTTTGGGACCGGAAATGCTATGTCATACTCAAGAAAGTATGCGTTCTTAAATTTATTAAATCTTAAAACAGGTATCAAAGATGAAGATGGTTACGATCCAAAACCATTTGAACAAGATTCTACAGAGCAATCTGTCGAAGAACCTACATATATGGATGATACTATAGATGTAGAAGAAATGAAACGTGCTTTGAAAGCAACTAACTCTTTAGCTGAATTTAATGAGGTTAAAGATTTAATTAGAAAGGATGTTGATTTTCTTATGAGAAATAATTTACGAGCATATAGACAGGTAACAGACATTGCCGAAACTCGTGAATTACAATTAACAAATGGTCAGCAAAGCTGATGATAACAAAGGAGAAAACAATGAGTGAAGATGTAGTATGGTGTAATCTTGTAAGAAACCCAAACAAGAGTGAACCTAAACAACCGGATTGGGTAGCACCACCAAATGAAAGTGCACCAGAAGGAAAGAAATGGACTAAAGGTGTGAAGATGGCTGATGGTAGTTGGTGGAACCAGTGCGCTTGGGATGAAGTAGATCAAGGGGGGAATGTTGTTGGTTTAACTGTCAAGATTTCACCACCTACTTCCAATACCAATAAACCTAATACTCCAAATAAAGGGTTTCAAAGCAAACCTAATTATGGTAATAAACAATCATACAAGTTTTAATTAATTTGTATCTAGTCTTGGGGGAGTTTTTTCTTTCTAGTTCCCTTTCAGTAGTTTTCTTCCCCAAGACACCTCTCTCAATATGGATAAGAAAATAACAGATATAGATCAAGAAATTGAAAAGAAAATTATTGATGATCGCCAGAAAGATTATGGTAACTATCAAGAAAACTTTGTAATGTTAGCAGAAATGTTTACAATCATTTTGTTTGATAGTTTAAAAAAAAGAATTAAACCACACCAAGTAGGTCAATTAATGATGGCTCTAAAACTATATAGATCAACTAAAAATTTCAAGGCTGATAACTATTTGGACCTTAGTGTGTATAATAAAATGACTAAAGAAATACACAAAAAAGAGGTTGCCAAAAAGGATAAAGTATGAAAAAATACAAAAGAATTATCAATGGAGAATGTTCATTCGAGATGATTGAACTATTTGATGATGTAAAGAAGGCTGCAAACAATTCTAATAATGGAGAGTTTGTAGAATGTAAGATCAAAAATTTAAAGATTGATTTTACAACAGTAAAAAAGGAGCATGATGGAACAGATCAGATTGCGTCTGCAGAAGCTGAAGGATCTTCAAGCGAAAAAGCATGAGGAATATTTAGCTGCTAAGAGAGAGGTTGAGCAAAAGCAAAAAGATTCTTTTGATTTAATCTGGCAAATAGAGCAGACAAAAGAAGAATTAATGAGAACATAAACTTATTAATTTAATTATTAAAAAAAACTGAAGGAAAACGTAGGGGACTTATGACTTTAAAACAAAGAGAAATATTTAAAGAACTAAGATTAGCTATGATGGCTGGTCAATATTCAAACTTATCAAAAAAAGAAAAATTAATTTATAAAAATGCTTTTAAGAATGGTTATAAACTAGCCAAGAAACATATAAAGAAAAATAAAGAATACAAACCAAGAAAAATTATTAACTATCAGTTTAGAAATATTAATCCTACGATTGTAGATTCTGTAATCAATAGAGTGTGTGTTAAGTATGAGGTCCACAAAAAAACTTTAATGGGTAAATGTAGAACTCAAGATGTAGTTCGTGCAAGAAATATTATACACAATATTTTAAATGATAAATATAATATGAACCTAACAAATATAGGTAGATACTTTGGACAGGATCACACTACAGTATTACACTCAATCCAAATGAAAGCTAACAAAGAAAGATTTTGGGGTCCGGAACAAACTATTTGGAATGAATATTTAGATTTAATTAATTAATGCACAAGTGTTCTAAATGCAAAAAGAATGCGGTTATTGTAGAAAACAAAATATATTATTGTGCTGTTTGTTATTTAATTATTAAAAGAATAGTTGATTATGTTCTCGCATAGTTAGGTCTTTTATTCTTTCTAGTTTTTCTTTCAGCTTTCTTTTTTCTTGATACTGCAGCAGCTCTCTGACTTGCAGACATGGACCTAGCTTTAGCAGCAGGAACACACTTAGGATAGTTCTTTCTTTTTTCACCCTTGCTCCTACCACACTTAGGAAAACCACCACCCTTTTTTCTGTTGGCTATATCTACCCAGTTTTCAGAGGTCCATTTTCTAAGAGACATTACTTTCTTTTTTTTCTTGTACCTTTAGGTTTTATTCTACCACTACATACACCAGCTGCGTACATGTTAGCATACGCAGAGGGGTATACTTTAAACTTACGTTTGGCAGCAGCCTTACCTTTTGCACAAAGTTTAGCCATTATTTTTTCTTTTTAGCTTTAGACTTCATTATCTTTTTTTTTAAAAAAGGTGGTAAAGTTTTTTGTTTAGCTGTTAATTTACCTTTGCTCTTTTTATATCCCGGCATGTTGTTTCTCCATTAGTTTACGTTTACAATAATTATCAAAGCAAGAACCATCTTTACCATCATGGCAAAAATATTTCTTGGTATGAGTTATAATCCATCCACCCTCATTACTCAATAGTTCTTTATTACATTCTTCACAATAACCACAAAGTCTAACTGTTTCTCTTTTGACCCAAGTCTTACGTTTCATTAACAGTTCCAAGCACGAAGTGCTTTGTTAATTCTACTATTAGGATCTCTTGCAGTTTTAGCTGAAGTTAATTTCTTTTTCATGCCTTTCATTCTCGCACAAAAACTAGCTCTACGTTTGTTGCCTACCTTTTTACTTGGTGCTTTTAAGTTTCTCTTCTTACCGGTCTTTGTACGACCTTTATTATAAGAAGCTCTACCTTTAGCATTTAATCCACCTTTGGGATTCTTACCTGCTTTACGTTGCCATGCTGCTGTTTTATATGCCATGCTTTATTCTACTATTTTTTTAATTGATTTGCTACCATCTATATTATCTTCTAACACAGCCTTTACCTTCCCGCATTTATATTCTATTGAAGAGTTTGCACTTCTTTCAGCTTCTCTCTTGCCTTTTAAGCAATCACTCATTTTGTCTTGTATCCGGTGTTCTTTAAGTTCACCTGCAATAAACATACATAAAGCTACAACTGTGTTAATGACTTGTTCCATTGGTATACTTCATCTCTCTGTTAGCATCTTTTAAATTTTCAATATCTTCAAGTGCCTTGTCTAACATCTTCTCAATATGTTGCAACATAACTTGATTGTGAATATTTTTATCTAATAACTCTTGGTGTTTCTCTACAGTTTCATATAAATCTTCGAGAAGTAGGTACTGCTCTTTGTCCACAGTAGTTTGTTCAGATTTTTTTAATAGATCAGCTGTCATCAATTCTCTTGATGTTTCAAGTGATGTTAGTCTAGCAGTGATTTCTGTGTAAGCAAAGATACCCATAGACACAGCTATTATAATACCAACCATATTCTTGATTGGCATAGCAACATTTGTATTTTCTGAAACTTTCATTTCTTTTTCTTTTTCTTAGGAAAAAAAATTCTATCAAGATGCTCTGCAAACTTATCTAATGCAGCAAAAAAATTATATAAAAATTTATCAATCATCTTCCT